CTAATGGGTATTAGAATAGGTGGAAGAGCAAACTTATCAATTAAGAGGTCATGAAAATGGGTTACGGCTACGAATATCCAGCAGCAATTATTATTACTGATACAAACGCCCATACAGGTAGATTCGGTAAAGTTCATTGCTTAACAGATGCAGAAGCAACCTTTGTTGCAGAGAATATCACAGAAAACGGATCAGCTACTATTAATGGCATCACAATGAAAGCTTCCTCTGAAGTCTGTGGTGTTATTACAAGTATTACTCTTGCAAGTGGTCAGGTCATTGCTTATTTCTTATGAGTCTTGCTAAAGCACTAAAAAAAGCTGCCAGCGCCTCACTAAAAAAACTTGGCGGTGATATTACTATTAGGCAAGTTACAGCAGGGTCTTACAATACCACTACTGGCGCTATTACAGAATCTACAAGCGATACGACTATTAAAGGTGCTTTGAGTAATGTTTCAAGAAATCAAGTCAATGATTTGATTGAGTCACAGGATAAGTTGCTTACTATATCTGCAGGTGATCTTACATTTGTACCTACAACAAAAGACAGAGTTGTTATAAGCAGTGTTGAATTTAAGATAGTCCAAGTAATAACAAATGAACAAAATAATACACCAATAAGTTTTGAACTTGTTTTGAGGTAATTATGGTTAGACAAATTAGATTAGACCAAATAGATGATCTTATGGCAGAAGCAGTACAAGAGTTAATACAAAAAACAACATTACGTTGGACAGAGCTTTCAAAAAATGCAACACCTGTTGATACTGGTAATTTAAGAAATGGCTGGAAAACTAATATACAAAAATTTAAAGGGACAATTATAAACAATGTTGAATATGCTGAACCAGTTATTTATGGAACACCATCTTCCTTACCACCAAGTTGGCAAGGTAAATATAGAACCAGACAACAAACCATAAAAGGTTTTCCAGAACTACAAGCAAAACAACTTACCACTCAATATATACCAAATGAATTACGAAGAATTATTAGGAGTAAGTAATGGCTGCAATAGATTTAAATACAGTTCGATCTACTATTGAGGGCAGACTTGCTACAGAATTAGCATCAAGTCCTGCTATATCTGTTGTTTTTAATAATATGTCCTTTGATTCAACTACAGAAGATACTTTCGTGCAATGTCAAACAAGTTTTGGTTCTGGTAGTTATCTGACTATGGGCGGTTCTGCAAATTCTACAAATAGTATTGTTGGTTTAGTCCTTTTAAACATCTTTACAGAAGAGGGTATTGGTGCTGGAGCTAATTATGTTATTGGCAAAAGGTTACGTGACCTTTACAATAATATTACAGTTTCTAATGTAATTTTTGATTCTCCTGTTGGTCCAGAAGTTTTAACTTCTAGTCCAGAAGGTAAATTCCAAACACAAATTAGAATTACATTTGAAATATATGAGGATCTTTAATCATGCCAAAACTTGTAATCACAGAGGAAATGCTAGATGCTATCGAAGCAGTAAAAGGTGTCAGAGACGCAAATTATTGGGATCCAAACTGTAAAAGATATATGGAGAATCAACAAATTGTAGAAAAAGATGTAAAAAAGGCTGAAAAGAGTTAATATATTTATAAATCTTTCTTTTTTTTGTTATGGCTGCTGTTAAAGGTGATGTCGGTAAAATAATGTTCCATAACGCTGCTGGAACAGAAGCTGATATATCAGGACTTAGGAATTGGTCTTTATCTATTACTAAAGACACTCAAGAAACTACAGTTCAAGGTGACACTTCAAAAACTTTTGTAGGTGGACTCATTTCTGGTGAGGGTTCTGCAACTCTTATTTATGACAATGCTGGAAACTCAGACTATCTTGCATTTGTTGAAGATGTTTTAACAACAGGTGATGCTGCTGATGCATTGTTTGAACTGTTCCCTGATAGTTCAGCAAGTGCCAAAAAATTTGGTTTTTCTGGAATAATCACAGGTGCTGAATATGGAGCAACAATTGGAGAAATTCAAGAAATAAATATCACCTTCCAGACTTCGGGTGCAATAACTTCAGATATATAGTAAATTGAGAGTATCTCGCACTTAATTTATGCCAAACAAAAGAACCGTTGACATTATAACTGATGCCTTCAGTGATGTAATGTCTAACAGACGTAAATACGAATTAGAAACACCCTCTGGAGAAAAAATTGATATCTACTTTCCACCAGTAACTAGATATGACAGACAAAAAGCACAATCATCTGCTGGAACTGTTGATGCTCTGATGGTTTCAACTCAATTACTTTGTCAACTAGCACAAAAAGAAGATGGGTCGAAAATGTTTGCTTTGGCTGACGCACCTAATCTTCAAAGAATGTTGCCAGAAAAGGTATTAAATGATATTGAGTTGTTTTTATTTGAAATCAAATTAGACGTAGAAACAGCAAAAAACGATTAAAGAGAAATAACTGGTTAAATTTCGAGTTATTTCTCGCAGTTGAATTAGGAAAAACTTTAACAGAGTTAAGAAAAAATATGACAGAAGAAGAGTTCATATATTGGGTAGCTTATTATGAAATTAAATACGAAAAAGAAGAGAAAATTCGTCAAAGAGCAAAAAACAGGTAATATATAAGAAATAGTTTTAAATAGAAATTAAGTGGCTGAAAGTATAGTTACCTTAAGAGTTGAGGCGAGAAATGCTATAGCATCTTTAAATAAAACATCTTTAGCTACAAAAAAATTATCTTCATCTGCAAAAGGTGCAACAGCCTCCCTTACTGCCGCATCAACAGCAGCAAAAGGCTTGGGCGCATCATTAGCTGCTTCACTTGGACCATTACTTACTATGGGTGCTGCTTTTGCAACAGTAGGTACAGCATTAGGAACCTTTACGGCAAGAGAGAGAGATGTAGAAATACTTAGACAAGGTTTGGTCAATTTAGGTGAGGGAACTGTTGCTTTAAATGAACTACAAGAGGCAGCGAATAGATTAGGCAATCAAACTTTATTTAATCAAGAAGAATTTACAAGAGGTTTCAACTTATTAACAAGTTTTAGAAAGATTGGTGTTGACTCTTATGAACGTGTAGCACAAGCTGCAGCGGATATTGCACAAGTAAACCAAGTCGATGTAAATACATCATTTATGCAATTAGCAAAAGCTTTACAGGATCCAGAGAGAAATTTATCAAACTTAAATAGATCAGGTATTGCTTTCACAAAAACACAACAAGATTTAATTAAAGAATTAATGAAAACAAATCAAACTGCAGAAGCCCATGATATGATTCTGCAGATTGTTGAAGAAAGTTATAATGGCCTAGCTCAAGCTGCTGGGGAAGGATTAGCTGGTGATTTAGACCTTTTAGGAGAGACTTTTCGTGACGTGAGTGAAACATTAGGTAGAGAACTTGAACCAGCTTTAATTGCGTCAGTAAAGGGTCTTACACAACTTATAAAAGCTGGGAACGATTTTATAAACTCACCAATAGTAGAAGCCTCAGCTGTTATTGCTGGTATTGCTTTAGCTGCAAAAGGCTTACCAGTTTTATTAGCTGCTGTCAGTATTGGTTTAATGAAAGTTGCCGCTGCTGGTGGTGCGTTGACTCTTGCTCTTAATGCAATACCATTTGTTGCGGTAGCTACAGCTATAGGTGCAGTTGTTACTCAGCTATCAAAACAAAAAAAAGAACAAGATAAAGTAACTGAAGCTATAAAAAAAGGTGAACTTGCACAACTAAGAGCTATAGAGTCTGATCTAAGCGTAAAAATGGCAAAAGAATTTGCAATAATTAATCAATCAAATGATAAAAGATCAATAGCAGCAGCAGAAAGAAGACTTGCTTTATTGCGTGAACAGTTTAAACCTATTAGAGACAGAATAAATATAGTAATAAAAGAAAATGTAGCAATCAAAGAAGGTAATAAAAATTTAGAAAAGAAAAATGAATTATTAGAAAAAAACCAAGAAGCAGCGAAAAAACTTAAAGAAAAATTTGATGAAATAGGTCAATCTGTAGAACAAAATTTAGTTCAAAATTTAACTGATGCTGTAATGGGCGCAAAATCGCTTGGTGATGCTCTTACTAGTGTTCTTAGAGGATTACAGAGGCAGTTAATAGAAATGGCAGTACAAAATGCTGTAGGTGGTATTGGTGGAGTAGTAAGTAATTTCTTAGGTAGTGTATTTAATCCTACACCGAAAGCGATGGGTGGGCCTGTATCTGCTGGTGGCTCTTTTCTAGTAGGTGAAAAAGGTCCAGAATTGTTTGTACCACAGAAAAGCGGTGCCATAATTCCTAATCATGCTCTTGGTGGTACAACTAATGTAGTTGTAAATGTAGATGCTTCTGGATCGTCTGTACAAGGTGATGATCAATCTGCTGCACGATTAGGTGAAGCTATAGCATCAGCAGTACAGGCTGAAATTGTTAATCAAAAAATGGCTGGAGGTTTATTAAGTTAATGGCTAGTTTTCCAACAACAGTTAATCCTTCTTATGGAGCAAGGAAAAATTCACAGCCAAATGTTCGCATTGCACAATTTGGTTCGGGATATTCTCAAAGATCTACCTTTGGTATAAACCAAAATTTAAAAGTATATCAATTCAATTGGAATAATATATCTGAAACAGATGCAGACGAAATAGAGACTTTTCTTGATGCTAGGGCTGGGGTAGAAAATTTTGACTACACACCAGCAGGTGAATCAGCTTCTAAAAAATTTATATGTCCACAATGGAATAAAACTATACCATATTTAAACAGAGCATCAATATCAGCCACGTTTGTAGAGGTGGCCGAAGCATGACAAGTAAGCAAGTTTCACCAACATCTTCAAAAATTAGTGAAGAAATACAAAAATTAGAACCTTCTGCGTTAATTACTTTATTTGAATTGAAACTTACTGCTGCTGTTAATGGTGTAGATCAAATTTATTATTATCATGCTGGAACTAATGAAATTAAAAGTAATATTGTTTTTAATAGTCAAACTTATGTAGCCGCACCTGTACAGGTAAAAGGTTTTGATAAAGTTACAAAAGGAACATTACCTCGACCCACTTTTACTGTTGCAAATGCTGATAATGCAATAACAAATTTAATGCTTTTATATAATCCTTTAAATGCAGAACTAAAAAGGATTCAAACACATAAAAAATTTCTTGATGCTGTAAATTTTTCCAGTGGAACAAATTCAACCGCAGATCCAGATGCGATAGCACAAACTGATGATATTTGGTATATAGATAGAGTTGCATCAGAAACACCTGAGTCAGTAGTTTTTGAACTTGTCGGTAAAATTAATTTACAGAATCTTAGATTACCTAAAAGACAAATTGTGGAGCATTGTCCTTGGTTATATAGAGGAACGCAATGTGGATATACTGGAACAAATTATTTTGACACAAATGATAATACAGTTAGTTCTGAAAGTGAAGACAAATGTGGTCATAAATATTCAAGTTGTTTAAAGCGTTTTCCAAGTAAAGATGATAAAGTACCTTTTGGCGGATTTTTAAATGCAAGATTAAAGATCTGATGATATTTAAAGAAACTGCAAAACAACACGCAATAAAGGAAGCACCGAAAGAGTCTTGTGGGATTGTTGTAAATGATGTTTATTATCCTTGCAATAACATTTCAGATACGCCAGAAAATAATTTCGTAATACACCCAAAAGATTTTTTAAAAGCTAGATCAAAAGGTTATTTACAATATATTGTTCATTCTCACCCGAAAGGTGGAAACGCAAGCGAACCAGATAAAAAAGCTTGTAAAGCAACAAAAATACCTTGGTACGTTTATCTTTTACCACAGGACATATGGCAAATTATAAATCCTTAATAGGAAGACAATGGCAATATGGTGTTTTTGATTGCTATTCTATAGTGCGTGATTATTATGCCTTACTAGGTATCAAGTTGCCAGATTATGAACGGCCAGAAAGTTTTG